CGTAATTGCTCCCCCGAGGGGGGCGTTACTTTACAGCCAAGGACCCCTAGGGGTACCCGGCAGCAGAGAATGGACTGGAAATTATAGGTTCCCTAGTCCCTTCTTGAATTCCTCGTACGCTTCCGCGCCATTGGGGAATTTGTCGTAAAAGTCTGCATCGTGCATTCTTTTCCCGACATGTCGTGCGACCACGTTTGTGAGGTGGAGCACGACCTTTGTACAGGGGTCGCCCATTAAGACGCCCTGGACCAAGCGTACTGATCGTATGTTAATACCCATCTCGGGCCGATCAGTACCGATTGTCTTTAATACGCCTGACGCGTAGAAGAAGACATCACGGGGTTCGAAACACGTTTTGTGTACGATTGCCCGCAGAAGGCGAGGGATGCCGCATTTGAGCATCCAAGCCTGTCCGAGGTCTGATGCAACGGAATGTTGCATCTGATCCGTAGCCTCTTGATAGTCCGTCGAGACCATCCAGAGGTCAGAGAAGGTGTCCGTCCTTTCGACGTACCCTTCGTATGGGTTTTCCTCGCGATTATCGACGTGGAAAACCAGATCTCGATTGTCGTCATTCATGAGACGGCAAAAGAGATTCCACCCGTGATTGGACTTACCCATCCCGGATGAACTACTACGGACCCCTTTCTCTAGGGGTTCCGCAATAATCTTGTTGACAAGATCTAGAACGATCTTGAGACAAGCACGGGCCTTGGTAACGCTTCTCGCCTTACCAGGCTCCTTCACCACTGTTAGAAAGGCTTGCTTAAGCAAGTCCAGTGGGGTTCGGAGAACGTGGTCTAGCGATAGCCAGAAAACCACTTCTCCTGTGGAATTGAACGCACTAGGGTGCTTGTATCGTTCAATTCTTCCGGTGTCAAGGTTCCTGATGGGAACACATTCACCGATCGGCAGAGACGCGAGTAATTCTCTCGCAGCCTCTATCGTACCTCCCTCTCTCCTGGTCTTTTCCCAGGATGAGGAAGTAGTTACCGTGACTCGAGCTTTTGTTACGAGTCCGGTAAAGGCCTCTTCCGGTAAGTCATTAATGACTTCGGTGAGTGCCGCCCTTCTGAGCTGCACAGTTGTCTGTGGCTCAGATGGACTCTCCTTCGAAATAGTCTTAAGAAACTTGACTTTCGACTGGAGAAGGACGATCGGTGGCGGTGTGCCGCACCCTCTCGTCTGAGACAGGAGTCCAAAGAGGTAGACCCTCTTTGCACCTGCCGAGCTATTCGCGCGTTTCCATACGTTCGCGAATTGCCTGCACCAATGAGGTATGGAATCCATTTCCTCTAGTGCTTTGTCCAAGGTCCCTCGATGCGAGTGGAGCTTGAACCACTTCCTAGCAGCCTTCAGCTGACTATAGGCAGTGTTGATGGTTAATGACAATTCAGTCATCTCACCATCTAAGAACTCGTCCCCGATTAGGTGGGACAAGTTTCCTAGTATGAACATGTCGAATCTCTCCCATGTCCATACCTCTTCGGGAAAACAGAGGTACCTCTGTATAAACATCCCGTCGACGGTCTTGAGAAGTTCTATGAACCTATCAGACCGTGCCTTAACCGAAGACTCTGTGTTTTCGAAAAAGGCTTCAATCTGAGCCCTGCTTAAACAGGGATCAGTTCGTCCTCTGAGAAACCGATTAATACGGTTCCGCAGGGTTCGAGCCCAGCCCCTGTAAGGGGAGCCGGACTCATTACATAACTTCCTGAGGTGTACACCCCAGTGAGTATGAGCGTACACGACGTGTAACTTCACGTCGACGTCCGCGATCTGAGAAAATCGAATTTTCGATTTTAAAGATCCTGTCCACTTAGGCCCAAGAAGCCGCGGTGGAAGTGGGTCCTGGAGGCGAATGCCATCCCCGGACCATACGATAGTACGTGGGTCGTGACCCAACGTAGTACCGAGATGATAACCCGCGTTTATCTTCCACGGGTCATCATATTTGATGCGAAATCGACTTGATTTTCGAAATCGCACATTGCCCACTGGGGTATCTTCTAGTACCTCAGTAGGATTTTCGTGCTCAGAGCCTGAATGCTCTGATTCCGAGTCCAACATCTCACCATCATTTTGGTTGATGACGTCGGAGATCTGGCTTATCTCACTCATGAGTTCAGCCAGGCTTCCAGAGGGACTAACCATACCGGCTAGGGTCCTCTTGACGATTAAGTCACGGGCTTGTCCCGTGACTCGATCAAGCTCCGTCAGTCCGAACCCGGACTTAAGGAGAAGCTCCCGGTTCTTAGACACAGTCTGAGATCCGGCAGACCGAAGAATCAGGCACGATGGTACCTGTTTCGTCGAAAGATACCTTACGCCCTTTATATATGGACGTAAGGTTTCTGGCACCGCGGGCGACTCTTGGTTCCCGTTGTACCACAGGGGAAATTCGGACATTGTCGCGAATACCCCCTCATGCATTGATGGACCTGATGGCAGGTCCAGTTGTATGTTCCTAACGTTGCCCGCCATGGT